ATTCAGAATCATCTCTATTTTCTTCTGAAGTTTGTACTATTACTGCTGGGTATTGTTGTTGTGATAATTCTTCTAATTCAAAAGGTTGTCTAGTACATAGTTTCACATCAGGAGAACTGATGGCATCTATTACTGTTTTTATATTAGCTGCTATGTTTTCTCTTACACTCATATTCTTGCTCGTCTTAATTCTTTTGCTACAAATCTATTAAAGCTTTTATTTATAATCTTTTCTGTACGATTATCAAAGCCAAAAAATTTTCTTTTTGGTTCATTTAATACTTGATTAAATAATGCTCTTTTACGCATTTGTGCATTACTAAAAGCAACACTTATTTTGCCTTTACCTGTTTTTTTAATACTTGAAGATGGAGTAAGACTTCCAAGCATACGACCAGAATAAAATAAATCTACTGAAGTTTTTTTTCCCTCTCTTTGTAATCTTTTAATATATCCCTCTGAATAAGGTGCAAAAGGTAATCTTCTAAAATCAATTCCTTTTTCAGTTAAAGTTCTAATAATATCTAATAATTGAAATCCAGCTTGTTTTAATCCTTTGTCAAAAATTCTGGGTAAGAAGCTTTGGTATCTTTTAATGTTTTTTGATACTTGTTTTTGATTTGTTTTAATAGAAAGATTAATTGACATTACCTATTTAATCTTCGTAAGCCGTGTAAAGATTCTCTTTCACTTGTAGAGATTGTTCCACCAGCATCGCTATCATATTCAACACCATCTTCTAAAATTGCTCTCCATTCTTTGTTATATTCTGAAGTATAGTGTTCACTCATTCTTTCAAATCTATCTTTTTCTGTCTCAGGTCTAAACTTAGTTAATGATGGTAAAAAATATCTTGATAAAAATAAATATACACCAGCTCTTGTGAACTGATCTAAATTAACTTTTGTATTAACCATTTCAGCAGTATTTAAAACAGTTATATCTGTATATACATTTGTTTTATATACAGGCCACCACTCAATCCTTAACTGTCTAAAAATATCGTTTGTTGTTTGAGTAATGTAGTATGAAACTTTAGAATCGTTTGACGCAATACCAAAACTAAAAACATCTGGTTGATATGTTTCTATTTCTACAACATCACAAACATTAGCACCTGTAAAGTTTGTCATATTAACCTACCAAACTAATAATAATTACAATAGCAATAATAACACCAGCAGTTACTTTAGGATTATCTTTTGCCATGTTCCAATATTTTTTTAATTCTTTCATTTCTTTTTCCTTGTCTTTTTTTTTGGTTTTAATTGTACTACTTTATCTACAATATCACTTATTTTAGATTTTTTAATTTCTTTTTTTACTGCATCAACAGGAGTATAACCTCTCATTTTAAAGTGATTTTTATTAGCTTCGTATTGCTCTTTTGATCTTGTTATTGTCTTTTTGCCATTTGTTAATTTTATATCCATAAATTCTCCTTTATTAAAAGTGAGGGCAGTTTCCCACCCTCACAAAGTATCCAATTATTATTGGATTGATGAATCAGAATGTAATTCAACACCATAAGAGTCGTTTAATTCTCCAACTCCATATACTGCTGTTGCTACAATCTCATCTGCTCTAAGAGAAGCATCTCTTTGAGTTTCGATTTTCAGGTCTTGCATCATAGCCAAACCTAATGCGTCTCTATGGAATACACCTTGTTTGTAATCTCCAGTAGTACCATCGTTATCTATGTTAGTTGTTTCAAAGATAGGCACTCCACCTAATCTTCCAACAAAACCATTTCTTAATGCTTCATTTGCTAAATCATTACCATTTGCATTTGCAAAAGTATTAGTCAAATTAGCTTTTAAGTCATAAGCTACCATAGGATGTAAAACTGCTGATACACCATCCATTGAAACTCCAGCATTTCTTACATTTGCAATTGATTGAAATACTAATGCAGCAGTTAAAGCTGTTGAGCCAGAACCTACTGCTGTACTAAAACCATCAAATAATGCTGTTAAGTCTTTGTCTATTTTTTGTGCAATCGCATCTCCAAATAATTTACCAATATCTGCTGCAACATTTCTTGGTGCAGAGTTTCTTGCTAAATCTGTAAGAGTAGTCATTATTCCATTTTCTGATGCTGTAATAGTTACAGAAGTTGGATTGATTGCTGTGTTAGATAAATCAGATGCTTCCGATACTGCTGCTGCACTTACTGCTGCATAGATTGGAACTTCAACTGACTTTCCACCACCTGATATTGCATAATTCTTTACAAGAGGTCTCATAATTGATTTCTCACTTGCTACGAATAATGCTTCTGCTACAATCTCAGTATATAATTCCGAGAGTGTAGAACTTGTGCTTTCGTTTGCCATTGTTTTTGTCCTTTATTATTTATTTGTTAAATTAATTTGAGTAGGTTTTGAATCTCGTTCTTTTCGATACTCTGAATATTTAGCACGATCTTCTGGCTTACTCATATCTAAATCCTGAATATTGAAAGGTTTTACAGTTTTACCCTCGATGCTGCTCTGGCTTCCTGAACCAGCTAAAGACCCTTGTCGGAAATGTGGGTTAGCATCTAAAAATTCCTTAACTCTTTCTTCAATCGTTAATAATTCTCCTTTAGAGTTATAACGAATATTTGAATTATTATCAAGTATTTCAACTCTCCCATCATCATTTAATTTAATATCATCTTTTAATAAAGATACTACTTGGGATGGCGATATAGCTTTATGCTTGGATGCAACAGATAATACTGAATTATCAATTCTTTCTTTCTTAATTTCAGTTTTATATTTAAGAATTTCAGTATCTTTTTCAGATATTCTCTGTTTCATAAGCTTTTCAAGTTCAGCTTTTGATTTTGCTTCTTGAACTTGTTTTTCTTTTGCTATTTCTTCTTCTTGCCTTTTAACTTCATCTATCTGTCTTTGATGTTTTGTTTTTTCAGCTTCTAGTCTTGATTTAATAATGTTGTCTAGTTGCTCTTGTGTAAAAGTTTGTTGCTTTGGTGTTTCTACTTTTACTTCTTCTTTTGGTGCTTCTGTTTGTTGCGTTTGAGGTGCAACTACCTTTTGTTCTTCGGACATATTTTTCTCCTTTTTTATATTATTAGTTCGCCTTTACTGTCATACCAATCAGGATTGACATAAGACCATTGATGACGACAATTATAACCACCACGAACAACTAAAGGATTGCCAGATTTTTTTCCTGACCAACTTCTACTTGTCCAAAGTTTTCTGACTTCATCAATTGTGAAAAGTCCACCTTTCCTTTTGTTATATACTCCATTTACAAGATTTCTGCAAATCTCTCTAGTGGTTGGAATAATATCTCCATAGTATTTAACAAAAGTAAGTCCAGCATCATTAGCTTTATTGAAGTTTAAAGTAGCATCAAAATCCCTTAATGAGTCGTTTAATAGCTGTCCAGCATATCTTTTCATATTCTCTCCAGCACGATCTCTACCAAATTTTGACTGTAATGTGGCAACTGCTTTATCTACTTTAGATTGCATTGATTTTTTGTTTTTGTTCTTTTTAACAAAGTTCACTAATTTATTAATTTCAGGGTCTTTTGAACTTGCATATATTCCATTGATTGATTGTCTTAATTCTTTTTCTAAAACAGTAAATTCACTTCCTAATAAAGTATTTTGATAAACCTTATCTGCCAATGTTCTTGTAAAGGTATTTGATATGTCTTTGAATTGAGTAAAGTATTGTTGTTTTAAATTTTGTATTAAAGCTAGATCGCCTTTAGTTAATTCTTGAAATTCTTTTGGTATTCTTCCTATTGTTTTAAATGCTCTTTCAACTCTTTTAGCTTGTTTATTAAAACCTTCTCTAACAACTGTATCTGACCAAGCTAGATATTCTCTTTCAAGGATAGCTTTAATTTGTGGTCTTATTGCTATTGCTGCTCTTAACTCAATTAGCTTTCCATCTGTTGTGGGTAAAGATTTTCCAGCTAAAGAAGTTACATCATCTTCTATCTTATCTAAAACTTTTGTAAGTTGTTCGTAATATTCAGCTTCAGCAAATTCAATCTGCTTGATACGATATTTTGTCGTTGATTCTAAAATATCTGCCATACATATTATTCAATAGTTTCTTCTTCAACTGTTTCTTTCTCAACTTCGTCTTGGGTAAATTCTCCAACTTCAGGTTTTGTATCTATCTCATCAAAAATAATATTTAGTTTTGCATCATCATCTACTACTGCTCTTGCAATTTCTTTATCTATTTCTTTAACTAATGTAGGAGATTTAACATTGATTGCTTTTGCTTGTTGATAGAACATAAGGTCAGTTGAGTAATCTCTTATGTTAAATGAATCTGGGTAATTTATTTCTCCATTAAATTCTGTGTTTTGAAATAGAGCATAAAGTTTAAATAATTGTTCTTCAGCTAATTGTAGGTTATCTGCTTTTTCTGAAAGTCTAGCATTAAGTAATTCAAATTCTGTTTGTAAAGCTATTCCTGATGATACTTGTGTTCTTGTTGTTCTTACTGCTCCTGTATGTGCAATTCTATTTATAGCTTCAACCTTTTTAGTTATTGAATCCATAATAGATTGTAGGTTAGAACCTGATGGCTGTAATAGATATGGTTTAAGATTTGGTTCTATTTCTTCAGGCATTTCTATTATTGCACCAGCACCAGCAGAAGCATTTACCGATGGAGTCTTAACTAATGATGGATGATTTGTTAATCTAATAAGTTGCTCTATTTCAGAGAACTCATTGTAGATTGCTTTCTGCAAATCAGCAATATCAGTTAGGTCAGATTGGCCAATACCTCTTTTGTGCGATTTGGCATTGTATAAGATTACTGCTGGAATCTTACCAATCTGATTATCGGCAGTATCTATTAAAGTTGGTTCTGAACCATCTGCTTTTAAATAAACAGTATCTATTCTATCAGGAAACCACATTCTATAATAAGTTCCACCACTTCTATCAACTTCTTCTCGCACTTTTAAATAATCCAAAGAGTATTTTCCATTAATCTCTCTTTTATAATTCCAATCTAAAACATTTTCAGGAGTTACAATAGAAAGATAAGGTCTAATGTCTTGTTGCAGTTCATCGGCTTTTGTATTTGTAATAACTTTTGGTTTGTCTAAAATTAAAAAACAATGACCATATATTGAAGCATAATTTTGGGCCTGTTTCATAACTGTTGTAAAATTATTTCCATCTAGGTCAGTATCTTTCATAAAAGTTTCTAAACTAGGTTCATCTGCCATATCTCCAAAATCTCTTGAAGCTTTTACTCTAAAAAGAAATGAAGAATAAATTTGAATAATATTTTTACAATGATTGTCGCAAGGAGTGTTTGCAAGTCTTTGATTAAACTCGTTGTCAAGTTCTAAATTATATCTGTTTAAATATTGACCGACCATATAGTCATACCCACCATTATACGATCTAATATAATATTCCCAATTACTTATCGTTTCTTTAAAATCTTTATGAGTATCTATTGTTTGATCTTTGCTGTATGCCATATTGCCTTTGCTTAATATTCCATCTTTGAGGTTGACTATAAGCTGCTTGGATTGTTAGTGGTTTTACATAATCTATTAAATAACCCAAAGCATCATTCATGTGGTCGTAACCATCTTCCTTATCAGGAATATTTGTATTCTCCTTGTATATTTGTCTTTGTAAACCTTTTATCAATGTTTTGCAATATTGTGAAACAAAAATATATCTCTTTCCTAAAGAATCTTTGAGTCTTGAATTAACTGCATTGACTCTATCACGAACTGAAGTGTGTTTGAATTTAGCTTTAACTTTAAATCCAGCATTTTGCAAAATACTTAAATCTGTTCTCCCACCAGCAGATGTTTTTCTTTGTCTTGAAGCTGGGTCAGGATATATGAAGATAGGTATTTTAGTTCCATATCTATCATGTATTTCTTGGCACATTTCATCAGTATTACTTGAATAAATCACTATCTCATCAACAAAATAAATCTTTTCCTTTTCTATTTGTGCTACACAAGCAGACATTGGGTCAACATTGAAGTCCATCCCAATATGTAAAGGTTTTTTCCAATCTATTTGCTTATCATTAACACTTTCAACAGGATGGAAGTTATAATAAACAGCACCAGCATAGTTCTCAAATGTACCCTCAAATTCTTGTCTAAATGTTCTAACATCAAGGTCTAATCTAGCTTGTTCAAGTTCTTGCTTATCAACCATTCCACCTTGTAGTGTAGTAAATTGAAAACTCTCCCATTCTTCATCTTGCTTTCCTTTAAGATACATTTCATAAGACCAATTACCATAACCTCTTGGAGTTCCTGTAAATAAAACATCTCCTAAAGTGTCAGCAATAGAGGCCCTTAATACTTCAAACCATGTTCGTTTATCAATATCGGCAAACTCATCTAATATTAAAAAGTTAATTCCTGTACCTCTTAAAGCATCTGGTTGATCTGCTGATTTTAAGCTTATAACACTATTGGATTTCTTGATTCTTATGGTTAGATTTGTTTCATTAATATCTTCTATCCAATTAAACTCGTTTAGAATTGTTTTAAGGTTTGACCAGCATATTTCTTTAGCCATTTTAAAGGTCGGTGCAACATACCAGATATTCTGCAAAGGTTTTGTTGCATACTTCATCATTTCAGTAATACAAAGATAAGTCTTACCAAATCTTCTACCTGATATAAGAACTCTGAATCGCTTTTTAGATTGGCTTACTTTATGTTGACTTTTTGTTAGAGAAATCTTCATAACAACCAAACTTTACAAATATCTTGTTTTTGTTAATTTCTTCTCTACCAATTTCAATAATTTTATCATGTGATTTTGTATAACCATCTAACATACAATCATACCCATCTTTATATAAAATATCAAACTTGACAGGTGGTAAGCATTGTATTCCTTGTGCTGTACTTGCACAAATAAACATAGTTAATATAAAATTCATTTATCATTCTTCCTGTTCTTGTAATATTTTCTGTGTACTTGTACTCTCCAAGTCCAATGGAATATTGACCTTGCTATTTTGCCTATCTTTTCTACTACCCAATCTATCATTATAAATTCTCACTTCGTTTTCGTATGTCCTATCTTCGTCAATCATATTATTTTGTATATCCTGTTGAATCGTATTTATCTTTTATTATTTTAACGACTCTCATTTTATCGCTGTATTCATCTTTTTCGATAATAGCATCTACTTCCCCACAAGCCATTCTAACATTTTCAGGATTAACTGACCTTTCAACTTGTCTTTTAGCTTTTAAGCAGCTACTCATTTTTTGATCTTGTATATAAGTATGCTCTATAATTCCACCTTGATAGAACATACATAATACTATTACTCCACTAATGACTGTTTCCATTTTTCCTCACTTTGTCTTTAATTGTTTCTATATCTTTTAAAATTTTTTCTACATCTTTTTGTAGTCTATCAATATTAACAACATTATGACGCATAGATTTCATTTCTGTTTGTAAATCTTCCACATCAGCTAAAGTTGATTCTATTAATAAAAATTGTTCTGAGTCGGCTGGTAACGAACCAAGTTCTCCTCTCGGCCACTTTATTGAAAACTCTACAGCACTCTCTAAGTCTTTTTTAATTAAATGGTTATCTGTTTCTAAAGTATTAAGTCTTTCTATTATTCCAAAATAAGCCCACACCCCTACTGCTACAGCACCTATAATACTAATAAGATTCTTTAATGGCATATCAACCGATGTATTTGAACTAACTTTCATTTTCTTTTTCTTCCTAAATAATGTTCTGATGGTTCATAATCCCATCTTTTACCATGATGACCTCTTATATCAGCATACCACATTCTTAACCTAACTATAAATTTTTTTATCTGTCTTGACATTTAGTCTTTCCCCATTTGAAGCTTTGTTTAATGGATTTAGTATTTTTTTCTTTACCATTAGATGTTTCTCCTATTTCTAATGTTGTTGTATCTGGACATATATTAGTTTTATTACATCCAGCTAAACCCATTCCAATTAAAGTTAGGAAAAGCAAGAATATGATTGTCCTTTCATTTATCATCTTTCTTCTTCTTCTTCTTTTTCTTTTTAAACTTTCCATCAATTTTTTTTTCCAATGACGATACTTTTTCTTTGATAAGCACCATATCTGTTGAAAGTGAGAAAGTTCTTGAAAGAGTCCATCCACCCAAAGCCAATAAAATTGCCAATAATGCTGTAATAAGTTTTTCATTCATTTTTACCTTTTAGCATAGCAAATGTTTATTTTATAGTTTTTTTTATAATTTATCAGGGTCTTGTATGCAGATATGTCCTTGCCAAGTTCCTGTGCCATCGTTTAAATACCAACCTGACTTCATTAAATCTTCTTCTACCCATTTATGAGTTGCTATTGCTTCTCTATGAGCATCAGCAAAATCTCCACATTCAAGTAATGTCATAGGTCTTGCAAACTCCAAGACTTCCTTAACTAAAGTTCCATCAAATTGAAGTAATAATAAAACTAAATAATGCACAGGTTCTTCCATAAACCCTATTACAATATTGCGTTATCTTTTAAAATGCCTTTTTCTCCATTTATTACAAACAAAGTTATCCTTAACTCCTCTAGTTCTATAAACACCACAAAAATTTCTTGGTAATGAGTACATTCCACAATTACCACAAGCTTCTTTACCTAATGCTTTTCTAAAGTCCTGTGGCATTTGATATGGAATAAACTCTCCATTGGGATAGAAGTTAGATCGCTTCATAAAGTAAATAACATATAGATTGATAATAAAACCATAAACCCTAAACAGCTAAAGATAATAATAAATATATTATCCACGACCTTGACCTCTGTATTTTTTAAATGATCTGCGTTTGTGTTTATTCATTGATGATAATTTAGGTCTGCGTTTGCTTATAGATGTTTTTTTAAACTTTGCTCTTGATACATATTCAATTGTTTTACCAAAGATATTACCCTTTTTCTTTGCCATTTACTTCAACTTCTTCAGCTTTGCCATCAATGATTAAAGGTAATGGTTCTGTAATAGTTTCTGTTTGAGTTCTATCTTTCATTCCTAAATAGTTTTTAGATAGCCAGATTTGCATATTGGTATTATCTTTATTAAGTGCCTTATCCCACATTTTTTTTCTTAAACTAGCTTTACCTTTTTCACGATTTTGCTCTACAATTTCGGCATAATTTCTTTGTAAAGTTCTAGCAGATACTCCTACAACACTTCCTATTTCTTCTTGTGTGCAACCTATCTGTGCTAAATTTGCTATAATTTTTGGGTCTATAATAATTCTGGGCCTACCAGCACCATTAGGTTTTTTTATACCATTTGCCTTATTTTTGTCAGATTTCATTTTGTTGCTTTTTCTCCTGTCCATTGTTCCCATCGCTTAACTATTACATCACAATATTTTGGATCTAATTCTATTATTCTAGCTTTTCTGTTTAATTTTTCACAAGCTATTACTGAACTACCTGATCCACCAAAACAATCGATAACTATATCTTCTTCTTTACTAGAATTATTTAAAGCTTTACATATTAATTCTACAGGTTTTTGAGTTGGATGAACATATTTAGCAGTTGATCCTCTACTCATATACCAAACATCAGATTGAGATTTATCTCCATACCAATGTTCTCCACAATATAATATAAATTCGTGTTGTGGTCTATAATGACTTTGTCCTAATCCTATTGATTCTTTATCCCAAACAATACAGTTTTTTATTTTAAATCCTGAATCAGAAATTGCTTTATAAAATTCACTATAAGTTCTCCAACTAAAACATATATAAGATGCACTTCCTTTTTTTAATTTTTTTAAAGCATTACTTAAACTGTTTTTAATTAAATTTATTAAAGCATCATCTCTTAAATCATCATTTTTTATCATTCCATGTGCTTTTACTAACGCACCTTTTGGTGTGCTGCCCTCTGCTCTACCTCCACCATAAGACATACCATAAGGAGGATCAGTAAATATCATGTCAGCTTTTTCTGTACATAATTTATTAAAATTATCTATAAGTGTACTATCC